GGTTCCACACTTCGGTTAAGTACTTAGGGCCATTGCTATAGATGAATGTTCTCAGTTCAGGATAGCAAGTGTGCTTGTAAGGGCAGTAGGAGCATTGTGTAGATAACTTCATATTCCCACTTTTACCATCTGGTACTGGGTGGCTACACGGCTCAGGCATTTCATCTTTAGATGTTATATCTTTTAAGTGAGTGATCCTGTCCTCAATACTCTTACCTTCCGTCAAGTCTATCATGGCTAAAGCGAGATGTCCATTACCTTTATCCATAGCTAACCAGCCACCCTCTGTAACACCTAAGCCAGCACCATAGCCCTTGAGTTGGTCTACATAACCAAAGGGATCATCAAACTCTACAGTGTTATCCTTGAACTTCTTGAATGCAAAGCTGGAGGCAGACTTAACATCGATTAACTTACCATCGATAGTACAGTCCATAGAGCCTTTAACTCCATTGATCTCTACCCTAGCCTGTTCATTCTCTACAGTGTGACCACTTAGACGTACTAATAGTAGCACAAGTTCTTCTACTACGTGTCCGTATAGGAACTTAATCAACGTAGAGGGCTCTAGATCCTCGCGTGGGTAGTCTTTGGAGTTGAGCCATACCTGTCTATCAGGTTTGCCTACAGACGACATACGCAAGCGTGTGGTGTCTCCCCTGTCATCGAACATAGACTTAAACACTGCATCCTTTACGTTCTCTCCGAATAGCTTAAACACTGCATCTATGTCTACATCAGGATCTACCTCACTGGTACTCATGACTGTATAGATGTCTTCTACTAGTGTATCTAATGTTTTCATTGTATGGCCTCCTTATTTAAATAACAAACTGCTTTCTGGAGTGACTCTAGAGTATCTCCCAACTGTCCTATACTTCTATTACACCCACGACATAAGATTCCTCTGAAGTTATTATTAGAATGGTCGTGGTCATAACATAAATCATTATCTTTACCACATACCTCACAAATAGTAGAGGAAGCCATTCTTTTTAAATAGACCTCTCTTGTCACACCATACCTCTTCTTTACTTGATGATCTGTTTTCCAATCTCTCATTTTTTTAGAAGTGTTATCTGTACGTCTCCCTGAACAGGGCCTGCACAAGTTCTTATACCCGTATTTAGATTCTTTATCTAATACAAACTTCCATAGTTCATCAAAAGACTCAGCTTCTAACTTACATTCAGTGCATTTTCTTAGTGACATTGATACCAGTTATCTCCTATTTTAGCCTCCGCATCAAGAGGGCAGTTCATCTTAAGATAAATACCTGCCTGTCGTATTGAGTCCTCAGCCATCCTAGCTATAATATGCTCTTGTCCTTCTTTAACTTCCAACTCAAATTCATCGTGGATATTACCTATCAGCTTAAAGTCAAGGTTTTCCTCCTTAGCTGCCCTATATAATAACACAAGTGCTTGCTTCATAACAATTGCCCCTGCAGATTGTAGGAGATAGTTAGGTGCTGAGTGTTCTGACTTAACCCATATCTTACGTCCATCTAAGCCTCTCAAGAACCCTCTATTAGATGCTCTCTTAACCTGAGTGATCAACGTCTCTAGAGCAGGTATGCTATTGAAGAAGGTACGTTTGATCTGCTTACCTTGCTTAGAAGATCCTCCTACTATATCACCTATCTTAGCGTCACCTCCGCCATATAGGAATGCATAGATAAAGGTCTTAGCCTGATCTCTGCTGCTTAGTCCTGCCATGTTCATATTGTAGGTGTGTATATCACCATCTAAGACTTGGTAGGTGTAGTCATCATCCTTGAGGTAGTGTGCTAGCATCCTAAGCTCTAAGCCAGAAGCATCACAGCCAACTAGCTTATACCCTTCAGGGACTATCCAACACTCCCTACACTCTTTACCGTAAGGGCTGTATGCTGCAGGTACTTGGGCTACGTTAGGGCTACTGTGACTCATTCTGTTAGTCTGAGCACCTATAGGATTAACGTATCCATGTACCCTCCCATCATTACCTACTGACTCTACCCAACTCAGTACCATACCTACACGCTTCTGCAGGAGTAAGAAGTCTTTAATCAGTACAGCTTCAGGGATGTCTACACCCTCCAGTACCTTCTCGTCTACCTTAGGCTTACCTGTCTCAGTGAACTCTTTAGGTGTCCATCCATAGTGAATCAGGTATCTACCTATCTGCTGTCGGCTACCTAAGTTAAAGATAGGATATTCAAATACACCATAGCTGAAGCTATCATCATAGTGATAACCCTTATCCCTGTGCTTAGCCATTATAGCTGCTTCAGTACCATCCTTCTTAGTAGGATTCTTAGGGTAGTTCTTCTCTACCCATACTGGCAGTGGTGTGAACCTCTCCCGTACCTTATCCTCTGCTTCAATCATCTTCTCCTTTAGTTCAGCCAAGAGCATGAATGCTTTCTTTTCATCCAACAACCAACCATTACTTACCTGTTCAGATATGATGGAATGAACCTCCATCTCTAACTGTATGGACTCAGGTGAGAATCCTTTAGACTCTACCATTAAGCGAGTATATGCCTTGACATTAACTGCAACATCATTGATACAGTATTCTAGCATCTCGTCAGAGTAAGTATAGAAGTCTGTGAAGTCACCCTTGAGGTTTCCCAGTCTCTCTCCCCATGCTTTGAGTGAGTGTCCTCCATCACGTGTAGGGTTAAACAACCTAGACATAACCAATGTGTCTGTTAGTTTAATTCCTGTGAAGTCAAGACCTAATAGTCGCTCTAGTACAGGCACATCATAACCTAAGATATTGTGTCCTATTATTTCTGTTATACCCTCTAAGCTAAAGTCTGATAGCTCATGGGGTGTGTAGTGACTCACCGCACCAGTGTCAATATCTTGGCATACAATACACCAGATCCTAGTAGGGTTTAAGCCATTAGCCTCTATGTCTAGTACTATTCTAGAAGTCATAACCTTCTGTCTCCTTGACTATAGGTGGTTGTCCTGCCTCTAGGCGGCTAGTCTCTTGGTTGAAGTATAACCAGCCTCCAGTTCCTGTGTTGCCTGTCCTACGACATTTAACTAACTGGATCTTGGTGCAGTTCCTAGTGTATTCATCTTCAGACATCTTATCACGACTGAGTAGGATGGTGTTGAATGCAATCTGGTTGATAGAGCCTGAGCCTTTCATATCATACTCATTCACATCATGTGCATCCTTACCACTAGGCTTACGCATATGACTGACTACGATGATACTGACTCCAGTCTCCTTAGCTAGCTTCAAGCACTTGTCCATGAAACCATCGATAACCCCATTGTCGTTAGAGGTTACTGCAGCCTGTAGTGGATCTAACACTAGCACATCACAGTCTAAACCTTTAACCATATAACGCATCTTAGAGAATAGATCATCAGCCTCTAGAGTACCTTGATGGTCTAAGATATGTAGCTTGTCTGTATTAGCCAACTCTAAGTACTTCTCATGTAGAAAGGCCATGTCCCTCTCAGCTTGAGGTATCTTAGCTATGTTGTTACCTGTATGTATAGACAATATATTCTCTATGGTTTCGCTTATGTCAGCCTCTAGGAACACACAGCCAATACGTTTATTAGATTCAGACAACATATCATAGACTAGGTTATAGACTACTGTACTCTTACCTATGGAGGTTAGGGCTCCTAATACCGTTATCTCCCCTGCAGCTATACCACCATTCATCATAGCATTGAGTGATCCAAAGGCTTTAGGTAGAGGTGTGACCTCCTCAGTACCACGCTTAACGAATAAGTCCCAGTTACCAGCATCAGATAATGACACTACACCTGCAGGTCTATGGGGCTTGGCTGACCACCAGCACTCTGTGAACTCAGACACCTTACCATTCATAAGCATATCAGACGCATCCTTCATAGGCATCTGCATTACTTTAGCTTTGTTAGGTGAGAATAGGTCTACGATGTTCTTAGCTGCCTGCTTACCTGCATCATCTTGGTCGAAGCATATCACTACAGAATCAAAGGTCTCTAGGAACTCAAGTGATTCTTTGATTCCTTTTACTGCAGAGCCAGCACCATTCTTCAGACTAACTACAGGCCACTTACCGTGAAACATAGAGCTAACTGCTAGGGCATCTAACTCACCTTCTGTGATTGTAATGTACCGACCACCGCGTCCATCAAAGAGATGCTGTCCGAATAGACCTGACGCTCCTAAGTCACCACTACAGAAGAACTGTTTGTTTTTAACTAAGCGTGTCTTGAGTGCTGTCTTAACACCCTCT